AGTAGTGATACTGCCTATTTCTTAAAGTAATCTTTTGTCAGTTCACTAAAAAGCTTTGGAGCATAGTCAATAATAATTTGAAAGGTTAGAGCGTAACCATTATCTTCAACAAACTCTTTTAACTTTCTGAGAAATTTAGGAGTTTTAATTCCTGCGTAAAAGGATAACCCTTTGACTGTAATCATTGGATCTTCAAAACCTACAGAATACTTCAAATCTACAGACTTTCTAACACTTACTCCATCAATAAAACCTTCATCAACTAAAACCTTTAAATTACCAAGATATAGTTTACGTCTAAGTTCAGTTTCTTCTTCAAGTAAATCAGGATCTGTGATTTTGTCCTGCCATGAAGTATCATTGCCTAGGTTTTTAACAAACTCAGGCAATCTGTCTTCATCAATAGCTTTCAACAGTTCACGTAATATGTTGTAATCAATCTTCATTTTTATTCTCCAGCATCTCAAGTACAGCAAGCCTAATATTTTCAAAGAGGTTTTCTTTGTCTTCAATCAGAGTTTTTAAATTAAACTGGCGGTTAAGTTTCTTGTACCTGCGACCAATCCATTTTGATCTTAAAACGTCCAAACATGAACTTTCTTTGATCACAAACTCTTCGATGAGTGACTTGTAGTATTTATTTTGCCCACAGACACCATTTAAAGCCTCGTCAAGGGCTAATGCCTCATCGTCACGTATAGGAATATATCTCTTGTGCTCGACAGGCTCTCCTGAGTGAAATTTAGCTCCTAGCCAACAACGGTAGTTTTTCGGATTATCAAGATCAACTCTTGCCCAGTGTCCAAACGCTTCTACCCACGCAGGAAAGTTATATCCTGTCCTGACTGAATTTAAAAACTCGTAAGATAGCTTTCTTATGCGCATAGATCACCTTTTATCAACCAAAATTTACTAATAAAACATCACCGCATTACCGTTGAAATGGAGAGGAACAGAACCACAGGCACCGTTACGGTTCTTAGTGACATGACACATTGCTTCTGTGTTATTGCGAGTAAGTAACATGATCAGATCTGCATCCTGTTCAATCGCACCTGAATCTTTAATGTCTGAGCTTAGAGGCGTCTTCTCTTTTCTCTGTTCGATATTACGGTTTAGCTGAGCAAGACCTAAAACAAACATCTGATACTGCATAGCCATTTCTTTTAGCTTTCTTGAGATCTCACCAACACCAACAGCTCTTGATTCGGCCTTGTTTCGTATTGGCATTAACTGAATGTAGTCTAGAAGAATACCTGAGACACCACCATACAGAATGTTAATCTGATGAACAATACGATTTACATCGTTGATGTTAAGTGATGTTTTATCACAAAGCAGCAGCTTAGGTGCACCGTTTACCGTCTTACCGAAAGTATTTTGTGATTTAACGATGATGTCATGCCACTGATAAGATTCAACTCTACCATCAAGTAGATCAGTAATATTGACCTTACCAAAGCTTGAAATCATACGCTGCATAACCTGAGCATTCTGCATCTCAAGAGAGAAGAGAATAACAGGATAGTTCTTACCTTCGGTATCAGCCTGGAGGATGTTACACAGGATATTAGTTGCAAATGCGGACTTACCAACACCAGTACGAGCACCAATAATATCTAAAGTACCAGGACGTAAACCTTCGATAACAGCATCGACAGCTGCAATACCAGTAGGAATGATTTTATTGTTTACGTTACCGTCTTTAATGTTATAAAAGAAATCCATAGCTACCTTAGCTGCATCTACCACGTCAACCTGTTTTATATCCGCTCTCTTATCGAGGATATCGTTTAATCCATCCTGTAGTTCTTTAGGATCAAGGTTGATGTTATCTACAAGATACTTTTGAGCATCATTGAAGTTTGCAATCATCTGACGTTTAAGAGCGTACTTGTGAACTGTCTTGGCTAACTGCTTGCTGATAGAAGCTTTCTTTAAATCGTTTTCAGCAATATTAGTCAGTACATGATGAAAGTTGTCATAGCCGTTTTCTTTCAAGAACTGATTGATAGTCAGAACATCAAGAGAACCATCCTCACAAATCTCTTTGTTCTCAAGCATCCTTCGACAGCCTTCATAAACCAGCTGACGTTCAGATGATGAGAAATCCTCTGCTGACACAAGATCAGCAATCTCTGCATATACTTTGTCACCCTGGAATATTAACTGAGCTAACAGAGCATTTTCATCGTCAATGCTTGCACAGTTATCGATACTTACGTCTGACATTAAGCACCTCTCTCAAGAGCTGTAATAGCATCAGTGATGTTTCTCTTCTGCTCATCTGGATTGATAACTGTCTGAGCTTTTACAATCTCAAGTGACTGAGGTTGTACAGGTATTTCCCATTCTGTAAATTTACCTTCACCGTAAAAATCTGTAGCAAGAGCAGAACAAGCATCATGTTCACCAATGAACACACACTGCTGTGGTGTACTCCTGTATCTTGATGTCTGTATTGAGTATCTCTTAGCCTCATCAAGCATTGAGTACAGTGGACAGTTAACATAGTTTTTTACAAATTCTTTTTTAAGGAACGGTTCGTCACTATCCTGAGTCATTCCATATTTCTCATGAGTACCACAGGTGATAAAGAACGCTAAGCTAGCTTTCAGATCACCAAAGACATAGTCAGCTGATGAGCTGTAGTTGATTGAGATCCTCTGCCATAAGTAAGCAGCTTTACTCTCAGCCTCACTCTTAGACATACCATCTAAGCGAATGTAGTCACACAATGCTTGAAATGATGGTTCCGTTGGTGAAGTCAAAGCAAAATATGCTAAAGCATCAGTTACCCGTTGAAGATCATAGTTAATAAAACGATTAAAGAAAAAAAGAGTAGAACTCTCATCAATCTTGTAATCATGTTTGTAAAACAGTTTAAAAGCATTCCAGTTATCACTAAATTTGATATAATCACTCTTGTTCATAAGGGAAAACCTCCCAAAAATAATTTTTGCTATAAACATTCAAAGGCTACTGTCACAGGTAGCCTTTTAATATTTCAAACTGGCTAAGAAAGCCTGTCTTTTTTCTGTAAGATCTTCCTGATTGATTACTTCAGGATGAGTTACGACATTCTCAAGTGACTTCAGCACCCAAGAAGACACCAGCTCACGCAGACGCTTCTCACTCTTGATGAATTTAAGCTTGTCATTCTGCCTATTCCATTTCAGCCACTTCTCTGACTCAATGAACGAAGAGACATTTCTTGCCTCTACATTTCGTTTTGCAAGTTTCATAATTTCTTCAGTAAAAATGTTCTGAAGATATAGAGCATCGTTTTCTATTTTTTCGATAGAAAATTGTGTGTGTGATTGAGAGGAAGATGTGTTTGTTTGTTGATCATTACTAATATCATTACTAATATTCTTTTCTACATATATAGAAGAAATTTCGTTTTCTGAACTTTCGGTAGTGCAAGAACTGAACGAAGGGTGTTCAATATCTGAACTTTCAGTATTTGAAATTTCGTTTTCTGAACTTTCAATATAGATATAACTGAGATATCTGATCTTGCTATGAGATATCATCTTAAATGACTTAGATAAGATCTTTGCTGACACTAATAGCTTTATAGCATCAGAAACTGCATGAACTGAGATACCTAATTCTTGAGCAATGTAAGTGTTCGATGCAAAGCAAGGCTTTCTCCAGTTTGACGATAGTCCACCAAGGCGACCTAACACTAACTTCGCTATTGGAGTTAGCAGCCGACTTTTTGCTAACATCGGATCAATAACATTGATCTGCTTTTTAGTCATATTTAGCCTTCAAAAACATTGAACCAGATCTGCTTGTATGGCTGCTGTGTTCTAAAAAACATTGCCCAACCTGCTGGAATGCCTATCTTTTTCCATTGGTAAACGGTTTGATACGTTAAATTACATTCTTGTGCGAGTTTAGTTATTCCAATTTTTTCAATGAACTTAGAAGACGAAAGTATGTATTTGTCTGTTTTTTTTCTTCTCATTTAAGAAAACCTTGTTTATAAATAATTCTTAAACACTTTTAAATAAAAATTTAATGTAAGCGAATTAAAAAATCAAGTATAAATTTTTAATAATTATTGAAATAACCTAAAATTCAGGAAGAAAAGTCATTTTAAGAGGTGTTTACGATGGATAAACTTCTGTCTTTTATTGAACGCTTTAAACAAGCTCAGAATCAAATTGGGAAATCAAATTCTCAAATTGCAAAAGAAATAAACGAAACACCTCAATATCTTTCTAGATGGCTTCACGCTAAAAGTGCTAAAAATTTACCGCCTGCAGATATCATGTCTAAAATTGCTAAAGCTCTTAACGTGGATCTTCTTTGGCTAATTTCTGGAGAAGGGCAACAACAAACTCATAGTAATATCCTAGTTTATGAAAGCGGTAACCCGATCCCTCAAGGCTGCGTTGCTATTAAAGAATACAAAATTGCTTTTGATTGTGGAGTTCTTGGTGGAGAAAGTGAGCCCTCTTATGAAGAAATTACAGATTCAGTTCCGATGATATACAACAAAGATTGGTTTAATTCTATAGGTGTCAACCCTCAAAACTGTAAAAGATTCAAAGCTCATGGTGATAGCATGTGTCCTGTAATATGCTCAGGTGATAGTATTCTTGTAGATTGCTCTTATGAAGCTAGAACGCATATAGATAATGGTCAAATTTATGCTATATGGTATGATGGCACACTTCTTTGTAAAATTCTGACTAAGAGCTTTTCAGGCGGTATAACAATCTCATCTGTAAATTCATCTTTATATCCTCAAGAGCAGCTTAACAGTGAGGATGCGAAAAGACTTATCATTATTGGGAAAGTAATTGAGAGATCAGGAAAAATTACAAATTACCAACGTTAAGGTCGAGTCATAGATAAGTCGGGGAGTAGTGGGTTGTAATTACACAATATAGATAAGATACAGGAGTCTGTATGACAACATCAAAAGATGATAGAAAACGAGTAAAAGCAAGATTTTTTGTAGTTGATAAAGCTAATACAAATTTATCTTACAACTCTGCAGAAGTATTAGATCTTCTTAAAAGAGCTTTAGATGAGAAGCCTAAAATATCTGACAGACAACTAATCTTAAATAAAAGCAATAATGATGATGAGTCTGATATTCTTGCTCATTACGAATGGAATGCTAATAACACCTATTTATTTGGGCTTATAATGAGAATAGCACCTGAATCATCCACAGGCTCGTTTTCACCTGATGTTTTGAATAAAGAACAATGTTCTATTGACGAGTTGATAACAAAAGACAGTATCAATTCTATTTGTATAGATCACTATTACTTCATATTAAATAATGAGTTCTTAATTACTAATTTAACAGGTCTTAAAAATATAGATTGCTTTCAAACTTACATTAACTGGTTAACAGAAAAAGTAAGAGGCGATCAGCTGATAGCTTTTGTTCCTAAAACAACTTTACCGAAAGATGTACCTATAAGCTCATTAAGAAAATTAGAGTTTGGTGATAATACAAAGATTATGACAGACTTGAACAATCAAAAAGAGAAAGTTTCAACTCATATAAAGAAGCTATCAAGTAGGTTGTTAAAAGCTCTTCTTAAGGATTCTGATTATTCATCACTTGAAGATATTGATTTAGAAGAATTGATATCTGCAAAGCTGATAATTTCTGTAAAAAGAAAGTCTAAAGATATTGATGAAGATGACTTTCAAAAAATCATGGGCACCATTTTAAAACCATTAACAAATGATTCAGGTATAACGTTAATTGGAAAAAATGGAGAAAAGCTATCAGGATCTGATATTAAAAAAGTAGAATGTTTTACAATAGATAAAACTTCAAGGGGACATATTGATGAAGCCCAACTTAAACAAAAATTTGAAGAGTGCCTCTTTAAATTGAAGGAATAGAAAATGTTAAGTCTGTTTTGTAGATATTTAACTGCTTTAATAATGTCAGTTGTTATATCTTCATTGTTTGATATTGAATGTAAAGATCAAGTTATTCAGACTTTATTTACTGTAATTGGTATAGCTTATTCTATAGCTATCAGCAATATCATTGGTTTTAAAACAGATGATATAGTCAATGTTAAATATAGAAACATCATAAAAAACAAAATAAAAAGCATGAAGAATATGAATACAATAGACTTTTCACTTTCAATACTTGTATTCATATCTTCATTTTTATTTACAAATTTCAAGTTCTCTCTTTATTTTGTAAGATTTAACATATCAATGTTTGTTTTGTTATCTCTTCTTTTTTCTCTTTTATATATTGTTTGTAGTTTTGCAGGTTTACAACAATTAAGTGAAGATGTATCTGATAGATTGTACAAGGAAAAGAACAAAATTATTTCAGAAGGTTAAATGCTAATCAGTAGTTTTAAATAAAAAAGCCAGTAATGAGATACTGGCTTTTACATTTACTTACAAAAAATCTCTTTTAAGATCTTAAAGCACTCATCTCCCTCTTTGTAACGCTGTTCAATCAATTCTTTAAGCTTCATAGCCTGTAACTCTGATACAGGACGTTTTCCATTCTCCATAATTGAGATGTAATTACTACCAACACCAACTTTTTCACCTAATTCACCGGTAGTTAAGCCCAATGCCATTCTTAAACGCTTATATAACTTTCCATCCATGATTTAATGTCCTATAATCGGAGTAGGTGGGGCTCTCACCCCCACCTTGCTTTCTAGCTTAAGCTTTTAATCAGATTAAACAGGGTTAGTGCTTTTTCTTGATTACTTTTGCTAGAAAGTATCCAAAGGATAGTTAACAGTAAAGTTAAATCATTCTCATCCATTTGAATATCTCCGTTAGTTGAACATCTCTTTCGAGTCCCCGTTCTCATTGAACGTAACAATATTGTAATAAAATGTATTAAAAAAGTCAATAAAAATATTAAATAAAACTCAATAATTATTTAATAATTAAAGTGATCTATGTCACAAAAATAATTAAATTTATCAATTTTTAATTAAATAATTATTGAATATAAATAAAGCATAATTTATTATTTACATAACAGTTAAATAATAATTGATTGTAGGTAAATAATTATGCAACTAACACTCACAATATCAGACGACTTAAAGAACGACTACCTTGAAGCTGGTGCTGCACTTGTAGCTTTTAACAATGAAGTTGAAAGTGCGACCAAGTTGGCTTCTAAGTATCTAAACGTTTCTTCTATCTCTTTAAATGACGAAACTAAAAAGAAAAAGAATGAGCTTGAAGAAAGAGAAGGTGATCTTTACTCTCAGATTTCTAAAGCTTTAATGACCTCTGCTATTGAGCAAATGACTGTAGCAGAACCGGTTGAAGCTAAGCCTGTTCCTAAGAAAGAAAAGGCTAAGAAAGTTAAGATTGAAGCTGAACCATCTAAGGTTGAAGCTGAGCCTTCTACTGAGATAAACCCACTAGAAGAACAGGTTGTCTCTGAGTTACCTCCATATCTGCAACCAATCTATAAGAAGGTAGCAACAAAGCTACAGTATGAATGCATTACTGTTCTTGATGGTCGCGCCAAAGACCGTATCGCAAGTGACTTCTACGAATTAGATACACACGAATTTGTTGTCTCAACCTCAGATAAAAACGATGAAAGCATGGCTGTTTTACGTCTAAAAGATTTGATTTCATTCCACTGGGACAACGCACCTACAGAGCAGGTTGTAGACGGATATATCAATCTCTTGAAGGTTATCTTTCAGGTTTCAAAAAAGCTTGTCGTACAGAAACTTGCTTCAGCTTTAATAGGTCAGTTCATGCGTACTAAGGCCAAGTTCTGCCAGGAAACAAACAGCAATCTGAAAACAGCAGGTGAAGCTATTGCAAGCTTTTTAAGAGCTGTAGATGAGGCTAATCAGCGTGTTTCCATCATAGATAACGCTACATCTGATGATCTCTTAGAGGAGCTTTTAAAGAATGTTAAAGACACCAAGTTACCAACAGAAGCTAAGGCAAGCTAAACGCATAGCGGTTGATTTAATCATCACTATGGGATTGTTAGCCTTTTGGTTCACATTGTACGAAATTTATAAGGTTTAAATTATGACATTAGCACCTGAGTTAGAAGAGTTACAGGCAAAGCGTAACGCTTACATTCACGATCTTTTAGACAAGTGTGTGACAGATGATGACCGCTTCACTACCTCACGTATGTTCGGTATTGGTGGTTCAGATATGCCAAAGCTTATGGGCGAATCTAAATGGGGATCTGCATACAAGGTGTGGAGAGATAAAACCTTTAGAAAGACACCAGAAGAGATTGCTCGTGACAAAGATTACTTACCATTTGCTACAGGTCACGCTCTAGAGAGTGTTGTAGCAGACAGATATGAGAAACAGACAGGCTACACAGTGTACGAAGCTGAGAGTGTAGCAATGAAAGATTATCCATTCATCGTGGGTAACTTTGACCGTCTTGTGTACGACAAGCCAATTGATGAAGGCGGCGTGCTGTTAGGAGGTTTGGAGTGCAAGACGGCCAACTACAATGAGAAAACTCGTCTTACTGACAAAGACGGTAACACATATGAGCGTACTGAATGGGGTAAGCCTAGCTTATATGACGGCACAATCTTAGTTCGTGAATCAGATGAGATTAACCCTGAGTACTGGGCACAGGTTCAGTACTACTTGATGGTGTCAGGTCTTGAATGGTGGGATGTAGGTGTTCTTATCGGTAATAAAGATTTGAGATTCTACAGAGTTCATGCAGATCGTGAATATCACAAGAAACTCTTTAATGTTGCTTATCTCTTCTGGACAGTAAATGTACTTCAGGATGTAGCACCTACTAAGAGCTTGAGTGATTTAAAAGCAGAAACTTTAGTTAAAGGCAAAGAAGGTGAAGCAACACCAGAAATTTTAGAGCAGCTAAAGCAAATCAATAAGGTTAAAGCTGAGATTAAAACTCTTGAAGCTAAACAAGAAGAGCTTGAAAACAGCTTATGCAATGAAATAGCTGACTACACCAAGATGACATACATAACAGAGGATGGAAAGAAAAAGACAGCTTTCACCTTTAAATCAAGTGTTCGTACTGCCTTTAACGCAAAGCTTTTTGAAGCTAAGAACCCTACTCTTTACAACCAGTATGTTCAAACCAACCCTACTGCAAGAGCATTAAGAATTTATCTTTAGGAGTGACAGATTATGCCAATGAAATTTGATGCACCTCAATTAAGCGCTAACGTTCAGCAGGTGGTAACACCAGTAGAAAATGAAGTGCACGCTCAGATTGAACCTGTAGCACCAGTTGTAAATGCTGAACCAATGATCAATGAGCCTTTAACTGTTAGAGGAAGTGCCCCATTACCTGTAAAAGAGGTTGATTACCCCGAGATTAACGATAAGGCTTGGGATTTTTGCAACAAGATTTCACGCTCAAATTTAATTCCTGAGTCAATTCGCTCTACAGCTACAGCTGACCATACAGCAGAAGTTTATTTAATGATGCTGACGGGTAAAGAACTAGGCTTTACCTTCATGCAAACTCTATCAGCTCTTTATATTTTGCCTGGTGCTACACAGCCAGCTTTATACACAAAGGCAAAGAGAGCTTTAGTTCTTCGTGCCGGTGGTGTTTTTGAGAAAGAAGACTGGGATCAGAAAACTTTAAGAGCAACCGTAGTTATTAACCGTAACGGTCAGCGTATTGAACGTTCATTTGGTGCTGATGAAGCTATATCAATGCGTAAAGCGTTTAAGACACCTGATGGAATTGTTCACGGTGCTGTTACAGCTAAAGGTGCACCTACACCATGGGCTCAGGATTTTAGAGGAATGTGTATGACCAGAGCTATAGCACGTGCATGTGATGCTGCTTATCCTGATGTGCTTTTAGGCTTACCTTCAGTTGAAGATCTTAAGGATACACAGACATACGGAGAAGCTCCAGTACAGACAGTGGTAGAGAGTAAAGCTGAACTGCCACAGGCTGAAATTAACCCTGCAGTAGCAACTGCAGTTAAACCAAGAAAGAAGAAAGCTGCAGCTCAAAAAGAGTCTGTACAAAACGCAGAAGCAGAACTTGAACAGTTTTCAGAACCAAAAGAACCACCATTCGCTTATTAGGAGATTTTTAAATGATTAATTTCGG